TGCAGGGCCTGATCCCTGAAAAGGTTCATCGAACGAGTCATCCTGGACATCGAACAGCATTCTCAACCGACCAGGAAGGTCGAATGTGGCAAGATCGACTTCATCGCCAATATCCCTTAGGGCATCATTAATCGCCCCTAAAATGTCAGGATTACCATAGACTGTCCTGAACAAACGATAACCTTCAAGGCTATCGGGAATATAGGAGTAGAGCCTAAGCAGACTTTCTTGCATGCTCCGGCGCTTATGCCTCTCCGGATATATCTGCCTTTGGAATATCTCCTTGATTGGACGTCGGGCACGGCCTTTCATCCAATAATGGCCCAGGAAATGAACCATGTTGTCGAAGGTGTCTCCATCCTCCTCAACATCGCTCTCCTCACGATAAGAGTGTGCAACCGCACTCTTTTCGACGCTCAACACAAAGCCCAATTCCGCTGCTGCGGAGGACAGCTTACTCATCGGCACGTAAGTGTCGCTTGCAAACACTACATCGTCACCTAGAATAAGTGTGTTATGATCAGACATGATGTTTCCGGTAACCCGGAGCCACATGTATTGCACCAAGATCAGATTAACAACTGATCCTACCAGACTGGTGAAGGGATTGCCCGAAGGGATGCCCTTATGTACCTGATACATCTCACCGTTAGGGGTGAGGAGCTGAGAATGGATAAAGTCGTTCTGGATTCGTCGAAACAGATCCTTCTCGTCCTCTGTCATCTCCAAATAAGTAGAGAGAAGACCAAACGCATCATCAATCATATGCGCAGGAATGGAAGTATCGAACCCACTATAATCTAGTGAGTAAACATAACGATACCTCGAACGGAACCCTTCAACTAGCGCTGTTTTGTCGCAGTTGTGGAGTCCCCAGGCGAACGGTCGTCGTCGCACCATGCCCTTGTAGCAGGGTTTCGAGAAACGCGTAGCGACAATTGTCGTAGCCAGCGGCGCCATCCAAACGAGACGAGTTTTCGGCCCATTAGACCCAGGTTGAACACGACGGCCAACCAAATAGGGGTCAAAACCGGACTCAGAAGCCATGAGTCGCTGAGCACGTCGTGCCCCGGCATCCAAGTGATCCCGATTACTGCCGAAGAAAGGAGCGCCAGAATACTTGTTACGCCGAATATGATTCTCAACCACTTCATCGACGCTGAGAATAGAGTGCCTTCCTTCACGGTTACCCGCGACATGGAACGCTGCAGAGACTGCGTCTGCATAAACTTCAGGTCGCCAGGAATCACGGCTTCCCGATACACTATTCCCACTTCCTCGAGGGGATAGAACCTCTCGTTGAAGTACAAGCTTAGACCGATCAACCGGCCCAATTCCCTGTGAATCAGAATCTTCTGGCCATTGGGTTCCCACACTTCCTGAAACTCCGGCTCCTGAAACTGAGCCTTCTGCTGCCGCGTGTGCCTTAGCCTTTTGAACCAACCAGGCTGACGCAGAGGGGGCTGACCCTGTTGAGGTCCTCCCCTTTCGGGTGTCGCTGCTTCGTCGAGATCCGCGGCCTTGAAGCGGTACGTCCCCTGAGGAACGTTCTCTTCCTCCACAGCTACAGGGTCCCAATCCTGAGACGTCATAGCTGAACTGTTCTGGACTGACTCCTCGCCTGGTGCCGTGAACAGGGCATCCAAACTTAAAGAGTCCCGTTTGTATCCATTCTGGTGATGTGACACTACGGTTATCCTTATCTTTGTCCAGCTCCACATCAATGTGGCGTAAGACATGCAAAAGACCGTAGTCAATCGCAGCCTGTTTCACATTATTTGAGAGCCATTCTTGCGCCCTAGCCCACCTCGGACTAGTGCAGAGGTACT